GGTGCGCGCGTACAACCCTGGCAAGGCGGACAAGGTGCAGCGCCTGAACATCGTCGCGCCCCTGATCGCGAAGGGTAAGGTGTATATACCCGAGGACACGGAGAAGCCCGGCGAGTTCGCCGCGTGGGCTAGCAGGTTCCTGCGCCAGGTGTGCTCGTTCCCAGAGTCTGGTGGGCACGACGACTACGTGGACAGCCTATCCCAGGCGCTCCGGGTGCTGCGAGACTCGGGGTGGGTGCAGCTCGACCCCCTGCCACCCAGGGACTACGGCTACGCGGACGATAAGAGGTCCCGCGTGAACCCGTACGCTCAGTAGGCACAAATTTATGATTTTTGTGCATGAGTGGTACTAGGGAGACCATAACCAATAATGAACCCAATCAAAACACCACGTCAGATGTTATTCGAGATGTCGGGGATACTACCCGGGTACGCCAACGCCGGCAAGGTACAGAAGATTGGCGCGGACATCTACAAAAGCATCTCGAAGGCCATATCGGACTACACGAGGAAGACGGGGTCTCCACCCAAGCCCGAGGATGTTAAGGCGCTGCACGACTACGCCCGCTCCTTGAGCAAGGGCCCCTTCGTGCCAAAGCACGACCCAGAGACACAGGCTAGGGCCACGCACGCCTTGGCGACAGACCCGAACATGAGAGCGTCGTCGCCCGTTGTTAACCAGTTTGGTATCACCAAGAACTTCAACCCAGAGGTAGCACCCGACGAGTTCTTGTCTCGTGCGATGCTAGGCCGAGGCGTTCGTGGGACTATGCTACGTCCCAACACCATGGAGATCAGCGACCCGAACGTCGTCGAGAGCATCGAGAACGCGCAGATGGCCGGCCGCTTGGATGATCTGTACCCAGAGCAGTCCGTGACCCCCGCGTCCGACGCGATCGCGAGAACCGCGACGGGTTTGGAGAACGCGGCGTTGGCGAGCGGCAAGGTCCCGATGATCGACCAGATCAAGGTAGAGTTCTTCCAGAAGAACAAGAGATATCCATCCGAGGAAGAGCTTGAGATGCTCATCTCCGCGTACAACCCGCTCCGTCACCAGTACGGCGAGAAGGGGTTGAAAGTTCTTGGCGAACGTCCGCGCACCGCCAAGGGCATGAGAGACTGGAGAGAGAGCGCACGCGCCGAGGGAGTCCCCGAGTACGCGATACAAGACAAGCCGTCGAACTACCGCGGATACATGCAGGACGAGCTGATGATGCAGCAGGGCGAGATCCCAACCTTGCGCCCGCAGAAGTTTGACGTTGGCGGCATGGTGCTCTCCCCGTACGAGATGCAGGCTGAGATGATCACCCGTGGGGGCGAGCCCTCACGTCTGAGCATGAGGGACTACCTAAGGGCCGCAAAGAAGGGCGCGGGTCGCGCGATGGACAAGATCGGGGGCAGCAAGGCCGCTAAGTTTGGAACCAAGGTACTCGAGCGCGCGATGCCACCCGTCGGAGCTGGGATGACCGCGATGAGCGCGCACGACACCGGCAAGCGCCTGGCTAAGGGCGACTACCGAGGCGCGGCAATGTCCGGGGCGATGACCGCGCTAGACGCTGCGTCGATGGCCCCGGTTGTTGGTATGATCCCGGGCGCTGCGTCGATGGGCATCGGCATACTGCAGGACATGATGGACGAGCGCGAGGCAAGACACCGTCCGCAGTACGAATACTCAGAGGACCAGGCCACCCCTGGTTACAGATCAGTCATGGAAGGTTATAAATAATGGCCCAGCAACCGCAGCTGCCAATCCAGCAGGGTAACACCCTCGGCGCGCTAGACCTCAAGTCCCGGGAGGACGAGGAGATAGCGCTGATGCAGGAGGATGAGATCGAGCACATCGAGGACGTGCTAGACCTTGACCCTGGCCAGGCAGAGGAGGAGCTGATCGAGCTGGAGGATGGCTCGGTAGTCGTCAACTACAAACCCACCGAGGGCCCTCTAAAGGATCCAAACTTCTACGCGAACCTCGCGGAAGATTTGGAAGACAGCGTCTTGGAGAACCTGGCGCATGACTACCTGGAGTTTATCAAGATCGACCAAGAGGCGCGCAAGGAGCGCGACAAACAGTACGAGGAGGGAATTCGTCGTACAGGCCTGGGTCACGACGCACCAGGCGGCGCAACGTTCGACGGCGCCTCGAAGGTTGTGCACCCGGTCATGGCCGAGGCGTGCGTAGACTTCGCAGCCTCCAGCGCGCGTGAGTTGTTGCCGCCCGAGGGCATCGTAAAGTCAGAGATCAAGGGAGAGGCCGACCGCAAGCAAACGGACACCGCCGACCGCAAGGTCCAGTTCATGAACTGGCAGCTCACGGAACAAATCGAAGAGTTCCGGGACGAGATGGAGCAGATGCTCACACAGATCCCGCTGGGTGGATCGCAGTACCTGAAGTGGCGCTACGACACCGAGCAGCGCCGTCCGACGTGCGAGTGGATCCCGATCGACAACATACTGCTCCCGTACTCAAGCACTAACTTTTACACGTCGCCCCGGATCACAGAGATCCAGGACATCACCGAGGACACGTACCAGCAGCGCGTCGAGCAGGGCTACTACCGCGACGTCGCGGTGTACGTGGTCGACGAGATGGAGCTGGAGAAGCAGAGCCGCGCGGCCAAGGCCAACGACAAGGTCGAGGGCAAGGACGCACCATCGAAGAACATCGACGGAATCCGTCGCGTGTACGAGGTGACGTGCTTTTTGCGTCTGAGCGACGACGACGAAACAGACGGCGCACGCGCGCCCTACATTATGTCCATCGACGAGACGACCAACAAGGTCCTCTCGCTCTACAGAAACTGGGAGGCTGGCGATGATCGTCGCGCGAAGATGGATTGGATGGTTGAGTTTAAGTTTATTCCTTGGCGCGGCGCTTATGCCATCGGTCTACCTCACCTCATTGGTGGGCTTAGCGCTGCTCTCACTGGCTCTTTACGTGCCCTACTTGATGCAGCGCACATTAACAACAGCCAGACAATGCTTCGGCTCAAGGGAGGGAGAATCTCCGGACAGAGCGACAAGATAGAACCCACACAGGTTCTTGAGATCGAAGGTGCCCCCGGCGTGGATGACATCCGCAAGTTGGCTATGCCGTTGCCGTTCAACCCGCCGTCAACTGTACTGTTTAATTTACTTGGTTGGCTTACCGACGCCGCGAAGGGCGTTGTTACGACGGCCGAGGAAAAGATTGGCGACGCAAACGCTAACACGCCAGTGGGCACCACCCAGGCACTAATCGAGCAGGGCGCTAAGGTATTCTCGAGCATCCACGCCCGCCTTCACAGGGCGCAGGCAAAATCACTTAAAGTTCTTTCTCGTATCAACTACTGGTACCTGGAGGAGATGGACAACCAGTCGGGGACGGAGATTGAGATCCGCGACTTCGCGTCCAACAATGACGTGCGACCGGTCTCCGACCCGAACATATTCTCGGAGACACAACGACTCGCGCAGGCACAGGCTGTGTTGCAGATGGCTAACTCTGCCCCACAGATGTACGACCTTCGGGCTGCACACCGGAGGGTTTTGAAGCAGCTAAAAGTACCGGCCATCAACGAGATCTTGCCAGATCCAGAGGGAATCAAGGAGTCAAACCCTGCCCTGGAGAACGTTGCAATGTCCATGGGTCGCCCCGCGGCGGCCTACCCAGGTCAGGATCACTTAGCGCACATCAAGGTACACTTGGCGTATGCTCAAGACCCCAACTATGGTGGCAGCCCACTCATTGGCCCCGCATTCGCGCCGCACGCGCTGGAGCACATCAAGCAGCACCTAACGCTACACTACCTGCAGTCCATGCGCGCGTACGTGGCGGAGGCATCCGGCGGCGAGGACAAGTTGAAGCTCCTCGAGGAGCGTCCGCTCACCCTGGAGGATCAGCAGGCGCTTTCCCTGGCCGCGGAGATGGTCTCACAGGACGCGCAGGAGACATTCCAAGCCGCGCAGCCGGCGATCCAGCAGCTCGCGCAAAAGGTTCAGCAGGCGCAGCAGGCGAAGATGGAGCAGCTAGCCGCACAAGACCCAACCGCGCAGGTCATACTCAAGACCCAGATGGCGGAGACCCAGCGCAAGTCGCAGGAGGCGCAGGCAAAGCTCCAGCAGGAGATGGCGAAGCACCAGCAGGACTACCAGCTCAAGGTGGCGGAGCTCGAGCGCAAGGTTCAGGAGCTTGTGACCAAGTTCCAGACGGAGAACCAGATCAACGACCAGAAGAACTCAACCACGATCGCGCTCGCGAACATCAACAACGCGTCAAAAGAGCGCGTCGCCACGTTACAAGCCGGGGTGCAGGTGGACTCGATGCAGGCCCAGCTCGCGCACGAGCAAAACATGTCGGCGATCGACGCGATCAACATGGCGGACGCGGACATGAGAAAGCACGGCATACAGGCGGAGCGGGAGGCGTTCATGCAGCAGGCCCAGGCAACGCAGCAGGCGATAGACGCCCAGCAGGCCCAGAAAAACCAGATGATGGACATGGAGCACCAGGCGCGTATGGCCGCGATGCAGAACCAGCAGGGTATGCAGAACAAGATGATGGACCAGCAGCAACAGATGAACATCGAGCAGATGAGGGCCGGTGGGATTACCAAGAGACCAACCAAAAGGGAGAAGTAAATGGCAGACAACAACCTACAAGGATTCCGTCAGACGTACCAAGAGACGGGCAAGCTATCGAGCGGCGGCGGCCCCGACAACAAAAGGCTAGACGCCGGCGCGTCCGGGTCACACCGCGACAACAACTGGAAGCGTGGCGCCGCACAGGTCAAGCTAGCCAACGCCAAGCCGGTCGGGCCCTACAACAACCTCAAGGGCACCAGCGGATCACTCTACTAAAATTTTAGGGGCGTAATCTCTATTTTCCTGCATATGTTGTTATATGCGGGACTTAATAACCGAAATTATCCGTCGCGTAGGCGACGAGGTCAGACTGGTGGACTCCACGCTCTGTACGGGCGTTGGGATCCACAACCACGAGCAGTACAAGAACCTGCTCGGTAAAAAAGAAGGCCTGCAACGGGCCCTGGACGAGATCAACCTGATCCTGTCCGAAACTGAAGAGGCTGAATAGCCTAAGAAAGGAGTGCCGAATGGCATTTGATGTTAACAAGAAGGACGAGCCAGATCTACGCACGGAGGCGGAGTGCTTCCCGGACATAGACCCTGGCATTGACGTCGCGGGCGACCGTGTTCTGGTGCAGCTACGACGCGAGAAGACAACGAGCAAGGGCGGGATCATCCTGGTAGACGAGACCCGGGCGACACTCAGGTTTAACGAGACGGTCGCGAAGGTTAGGCAGATTGGATCCCTGGCGTACAAGAGCCCTGACACACTTGAGCCGTGGCCTGAGGGTCCTTGGTGTAAGGAGGGTGATCTGGTACGCACGATCAAGTACGGCGGAGACCGATTCGTGGTTAACCCGGAGGATGAGGGCTCGCCCGTGGTGTTCATCACCATACAGGCGCGAGAGATCATCTCCAAGATCCGCAGCTTTGATCACGCCCAGCGCATGAAGGCGTTCGTTGACTAAAACTTTGTAGAAAGTGGAACATGGCAGAAAAAGACGAGAAGGACCTCCCAATTAGGGAGCAAGAGGATGGCACGGTACTGGTCGCCGTGGAAGAGGACAAGGATCCCTTTGAAGATCAGAAGAAGAACGAGAAGGCGTCCGACGACGGGGTTGATTCCGACGACGATGAAGACGACGACTCCGAGTCCAGCCAAGCGGCGGACAACTCTTCAAAAGGCGACGATGAAGAGAACGACGATGACCGAGAAAGAATTCGCGAGGCCCGTCGTGAGGAGAGGAAGCTCAAGAAAGAGCTTGCCAAGCAGCGTGAGGCGTCTTCTAAGCACAAGATAAGCTCGCTTGAGCGCAGGAATGAGGAGCTAGCCCGACGGCTGGCGGCGGTGGAGAGCACCGCGGCCTCTTTCCAGTTCGCTCAGGTGGACAAGGCGATCGACGACGAGACAACTCGCGTCGAGTACGCGAAGATGAAGCTGTTACAGGCCGCGCAGTCGAACGACGCCGCGGCGCAGGTGGAGTACCTGGAGCTACTACAGGAGTCAAAGAACCGGCTCTCCCAGGTGCAGGCCTACAAGAAGCAGCAGATCGAGAACGCCAAGCGGCCAAAGCAGAACGTTCCCGATCAAGTGTCCGAGGCGGTGCGCGAGAACGCAGAGTCTTGGATGAACAAACACAAGTGGTACGATCCACAGGGGCGGGACACGGACAGCCGTATCGCCAAGGTGATCGACCAAGAGCTCGCCGCCGATGGGTGGGAGCCCTCGGACCCAGAGTACTGGGACGAGCTGGACAGTAGATTAGCATCACGTTTACCTCACAGGTATGCGGCCAAGGGCGCGTCAAAGCGCACCAACCCGGCACCGTCTGGGCGGTCGTCGAATCCGGGAGCTGGACCATCCGGGACGACGTTCACGCTCTCACGTGAGAGGGTTCAGGCGATCAAGGACGCTGGGGCGTGGGATGACCCGTCAAAGCGAAACCAGATGATCAAGGCATACGCGTCGTACGACAGACAAAATAAGGGGTAAAAAATGGCTAATACAAGAATTAAGCGTGACTTAGATGACCGTCTTCAGGATCGTGTCAAAGAAGTCAAGGACCGGAATACCGCGAACGCGGGTGATATTGAGCACAGAGAAAGGCTGGAGGCTTTTCGTGATAAGTGGGCAAATAGTGCGCTGCCCGAGATCTCCAAGGATGCTATCCCTGGATTTCACCTGTGCTGGTTGAGCACCACGAACCAGTACGACAGTATCGACAAACGATTAGCACTAGGCTATGAGCCGGTGAAAGCCGCGGAGTTAGGCAATGGCTTTGAATCACTGGGCAAGATGAGTTCAGGCAAGTTTGAAGGCTGTGTTAGTTGTAACGAGATGGTTCTCTTCAAATTACCAGAAGAGGTCTACCAGGAGGTTATGAAGATGCTCCACCTAGAAGATCCGTTGGAGCACCAGCGTAACATCACATCGGCGGTTCGTGGTAACTCGCAAGAGTCCAAGGGCGGACGATCAATCCTGGAAGGCGGTATTTTGGAAATGGAAAAAGAGGCCGCAAAAGCCAAAACGAACATTCGTTTTGAATAACATTCTTCAACAAACAAAGGAAAACTAATGGCAACGACATTAAAACCCTTTGGTCTGAAGCCCGTGTACCACCCCAGCGGTCTTGATCGTGCGACTCCTTTTGTCGGCACGAACAGCTTTATCGCTGGCACCACGTACACCGCACCGTACTCGCTGACCTCTGGACAGTCATTTTTCCAGTTCCAGCCAGTTGGGCTTACAACATCAGGCCAATTGACCATTGCCGCATCGGCGTCCGCTTCCGGCTCCGTATTCGGCGTATTTGACGGCGTGGAGTTCACCGACTCCCAAGGACGTCGCTCTGTGGCTAAGGGCGCATCCAAGGCAACCTTGGACGCTTCCACGGACATCATCTTCTGGATCTTCTCAGATCCTGAGTTGGTGTACGAGGCGCAGGTCAACGGCTCCGCCACAACGGCAGCCATTGGCTCACAGTACAACTTTGAGACCGCTACCGGGCTGACCCCCGCGAGTGGAACATCCATCGGCAACGGCGGAGCGTTCTTCTCAACTTGCGCTCTGAACGACACAGCAGTTGCTAACGGAGCACAGGGCCAGGTCCGTGTTGTTGGTTTGGGACGTGAGGTTGCTTACCCCACAGGCGAGTTAAACGCTTGGGGTGACACCTACACGATTTTACAAGTCAAGATCGCGAACAACACGTTCGTGTACCCGATCGCTTCGGTCTAATTAACGAAAGAAAGGATTAAGCAATGGCAACCCCAATGCGTAGTACAGACTTTCGTGCGGTAGTCGAACCGATTATCAACGAAGTCTTTGATGGTGTTTATAAGCAGCGTGATGACGAGTGGAAGGGTTTCGTAAGCGAGATCCAAGGTATTCCACGTAATTATCACGAAGAGGTAATGCTCTACGGTATGAACGCAGCACCCGCAATGCCCGACGGAACTCCTGTTTCGTACGACCAGGGCGGTACGCTGTACATCACCCGTTTCATCTATCAGATCTATGGCCTGGCATACGCCCTGACCAAGGTTCTGATGGAAGACGGCGATCACATCCGTATCGGCAGCACCTTCGCCAAGCACCTGGCTCAGTCCATGATTGAGACCAAGGAAACGCTTTGCGCTAACCTGTTGAACTTTGCCTTCACAGCCGGCTACGTCGGCGGCGACGGCGTCACGCTCGTTAATACCGCTCACCCGGTAGCTAACGGCCTGACCTACAGCAACGCGCTCACAACCGCCGCCAACCTCTCGCAGACCTCGGTCGAGCAGATCCTTATTCAGATCCGCTCCGCGATTGACAACAACGGCAAGCGTATCCGCCTCAAGGCGGAGCAGTTAGTTGTTCCTCCCGCGCTCGAGTTCCAGGCTGAGGTCATCCTCAAGTCTGTTCTCCGCTCCGGAACCGCTGACAACGATCTGAACCCGATCAAGTCCACCGGAATGCTCCCGAAGGGTACGCACGTCGTAACCCGTCTGAGCTCCTCCAAGGCATGGTGGGTACAGACCGACGCTGAGAATGGTCTCATGCTCGTAATGCGCCGTCCCATGGAGAAGTCCATGGAGGGTGACTTCGAGACTGACTCCATGCGCTACAAGGCCACCGAGCGCTACGCGACCGGCTGGCACGATGCCCGTAACATTTTCGGTACGGCAGGCGTCTAAGCAGTCTAGCAGCAAGAAGAGCCCCAGGGCGACCCTCTGGGGCTTTTTTATTGATTTTTGTGCATAGGTAGTCATAGGAAGATTTGCCCCGCCTGACCGCCCCACTCTTCCTGGCGGACGGCTTAGCGACAGCCGGGGAAACCTCTAAGCAAGGAAATACAACATGTCAACGACCTTTACCGGCCCAATTCGGATCGGAACACGCCAAACCACCAGCAACGACGGCACCATCTCCACCAGCAACTACGGCGCGGCGGTATGCTCACGCCAGGTAGCTATCGTGGCAAGCGCCGCGGCAACCATCGTAATTCCAGCGGGGTCTGTCATTCACAGCATCACCGCCTACCTAAACGTAGTTGGCGCAGCGTCACGCGCGGTGTCAATCGTTGGCGGTGGCACCACAACCGCAGTTGGAACGATCACAACTACAGCGCTCGGCCAGATCTCTGCCACGCTGACAGGCTCCGCCGCGGTCGCTAACCGTCTAGCCAACGTCGGAACGTCAGACGTTACGGTTACGCTGGCATCTGAGGCAGCCTCTGCCGGTGTTCTTTCCGTGGTTTACACAGACCGCAACGCTGACGGCACGATCACCCCAACGGGCGAAGGCTTCACTAACAACTAATTGGAGATAACACCATGCGTCAAACAACAGTGACGGCGGGTGTTAGTGGTGCAACGTCAGCGGTAGTCCTTGACCAGTACCAGAACCCGTTCAGCGTATCGTACGCGAAGACGGGGTCTGGCACGGTTGAGGTTTCGCTGACCGATCCATTTCCTGTGCAGAACGGTAACTTTGTTACCGCCACCTTCACCTGGATCACAGCCCCAACAACCTCCCCAAATGCCGCGGGATTCTTAGGTCAACCGTACCGTGCCATTCGTCTGAGTGGCGGCGCGTCGGGTGACACGCTCACCGTAACCCAGTCCGGCGTTCAGGGCTAGTAATGTCCGTATACCTCGACACCAGGGGTAAGTCTGTCCTGTCCGTGGCGATCTGCGATCGCTGCAACAGGAAATTTCCGTACGTCGACCTCAAGCCCGATCCCAACTTTCCAGGGATGCGGGTTTGTGAGGTTGACCTTGACAATTTTGATCCGTGGCGTCTACCAGCTCGCCAAACGGAAAACATCGCGCTAAGATTCCCAAGACCAGACCAGAGCGTCGCAACAGGCCCCGTCGGCGGCAGACAGCTGCAGACACAGGGCGCGCCCAATGGGGCCGGCGACTCCTTCTTCATAGACCAGACACCCGAGCAGCAGCGCACCGCGGGCGAGTCTGGCGACCTAACAGACTGATACCATGGCCGACCGTTCGATATCACAACTACCAGTAGCCGGTCCCCTGACCGGCAACGAGCTCGCCGTTGTCGTTCAGAACGGCATCACCAAGCAGACACAGACACAGGACCTGGCGAATCTTGGAGGCCCAACGGGCCCCACGGGCGCGGTAGGGCCAACGGGTCCGACTGGCTGGACAGGACCAACAGGACCCTCAGGCCCAACCGGACCAACCGGAGCCGGTGACACCGGGCCCACAGGACCCACTGGCCCAACAGGACCCGGGGACACCGGACCCACAGGCCCCACAGGACCAACAGGTCCCGCGGGAGGACCCACAGGACCAACCGGTGACACTGGACCAACAGGGCCAACAGGTGCGACTGGCTCGGCGGGTGCTACAGGACCCACCGGGGCGACAGGCTCAGCCGGCGCGACGGGAGCTACTGGAGCGACAGGTGCAACTGGAGCAACAGGTGCCACAGGCGCTACGGGAGCGACTGGAGCCTCTGGTGCCACAGGTGCTACGGGAGCAACAGGAGCCACCGGGGCGACAGGCCCCGCTGGCGCAACGGGCGCTACTGGCGCCACAGGAGCGACGGGTGCTACTGGACCAACTGGCAGTGCTGGTGCGACGGGGGCCACAGGCGCAACGGGCGCCACGGGTGCTACAGGACCAACGGGCGCAACCGGCGCATCCGGAGCAACTGGAGCCACAGGACCAACCGGGGACACTGGACCGACGGGCGCAACCGGCGCAACAGGAGCCACGGGACCCACAGGACCAACCGGCGACACAGGACCCACAGGGCCAACCGGGGACACTGGACCCACAGGGCCAACAGGAGCCGCAGGGGACATCTACTCCACCAGCTCCGTAACCTCG